TTTAGTTTCTTGCTCGATTCTTTCGTATTCTTTAACTTTACTTTGAGCCTCAAAATAATTATTAACAAAGCCAAGAATAAATAAAAACAAAATTACTCCAATAACTCCGATTGCAAAGTTTTTGGATTTAAGAATCAATGGTAAAATAAAACTAAGCATTATTTTTTTAAAAGTCCAGTTAATAAATTAATGTTCCCTAAGCCAATAATCGCAAAGAAACCACTTGAAGCATAAAATAGGAACTTTCCTAAATTGTCAAATGCTTCTTTTTCTATTGGTTTAAAAATATCAATCCAGATAAAGATTAAATAAGATAATAAAGCAAGTAAATAAATAATTGAATAAGCTTTTGCTCCGCTTTCTTTATTTAACATATTTCTCCATTTTTTGAATTAATTCCATGTTTGATTTAACTAAATCAACTAAAGCATGTTTTTCGTTTTCTATAGCATGAGTTCTTTGTTTGTAAGCGTTTAAATCAATTTGAAAAGCTTCTAATAATTTGTGGGTTTTTAAATCTCTTTTTTCGTTTGCAACATTAGCTTCTTTATGTGCTTCTTTTAATTGTGCAATTTGTTCTTTATTTTCTAAATTAGTTTTTTGCAATTCTTCATAATTTTTTTGCATTTCTTCATAACCCTCTTTTTTTTCCTTAACTGCAAAGATAAATTTTAAAAGCTCTTTAAACCCTTTAAATAGTAATTTTAAAAAATAAAAACCAATTGCAAATTTAGCAATAATAGCAAAGATTGCGGGGTCGGTTAATTGTTTAATTTGTTCAAAAAAAAGTCTAAAGTCCATTATTTTGGGCAAATATTTGAAATTAATAAATTTACATTTTTTTCTATGTTGCCAACCTTATCCTCAAGAGGTTTAAACCTTTCATCCATTTTTTTATTTATTTCATTATTTGCTTTGCTTTTAATGGTGTGAAATAAACAATAACCAAATATTGCAAATGTTACTGTAGAAAAATTAGGAGCTTGTTCCATCAATTTTACAATTTGGATTATTTCATTCATTTCTTTTTCCTCCAATGTTTACCGCCTCTAATAATTACCGCACAATAAAATAGCTTGGCTTTCCAAACCTCTAAATTACTGTTGCGTAAACCGCTATAAAAAGCCATGTCAGCGTCTCTTCTAAACATATCAAAAGTTCTTAGCTCTGAGTATAAGAAGTCATGAGCAATAGCATTTTCAACACCAACATCAAAGTTGCTAAAGAAGGGTTTAAAAATAAACGGAATCGTAAAACCATTAGATTCAAAGCCCGCAGGAATTATATAAAGTTCAGGAAGTTTTTGACCAGCAAAATTGATATAAAATCTTAAATCTTTTTTTAGAACAATTTTATCTTTTTTATCTTTTTTTGGCGTATAAACTGGTTCGTCTATAAATTCAAATCCTGATTTCATATTATTCGAATTTAATTGCTTCGACTTCCTCAACAGTTTTGCAAGAGTTGATTTCGTATTCTTTTAATTTAAAAATTTTGTTGTTTAAAATTTCTCGTTCTTGAATATGATTAGCAAGAGTTAAAACAACTGGGAATACATTTACTACGCCTGCAACTTGTTTATCATCTTTAGTAATTTGCGTATTGTAAGGAACAACCTTTTGTTTGATAAAATTAGCGTAATTTGTTTTAAACGATGCAAAATCAGTGCTGTTGTTAATAGCTGCGTTAATGCAGTCAACAGTGTCTAAAGTGCATTTATTTAAAACGCTTTCAGGTGTTAAATTGCTATTTGGTATTTTATCAACATACCAAATAAACTTAACATCTGCTCCAAATTTATAAGGGTTAATACCTATAATTTCGGGTGCTTTGTGAGCAGTAAACGGTGCGGTTTTCTTGGCTAAAATAAATGCTTCGAGTTTTGCCAATTTTTCGTCTTTTGCTTTTTGAAGCAAATAAACTTTTATTTCTTCGTCAGTAAGTTTTGTGGCAATATCAACATCAAAATTTAAATCTGATTCAAATATTACATAACTTTCATCTTCCTGTCTCATTTTGTAGTACATATTAACTCCTAATTTTTATTGATTTTATTTTGCAAACTTGAGTTGAAATACCAGCACCTGTCGAAAAATTCTTCCAATATATTTTCCCATCCGATGTATATACAGAGCCTCCACCATTTGCTTGAAACCCGTTGTTGGTTGAAACAGAAACTAAATCATGAGGGTCAGTACTAGATTGTTCACTTCCATACACCGAAATATCAGAACCGCCAGTGGTAGTTGTTGATAAATAAAGCCTAACAACATATTCTAAAGCTTCTGTTGTATTTAAAATAACAACATTTCCACTACCAGCGGTTGATGAAAATACTTGAATTGATTCATTAACTCCTAAAACAAGCCTTTTATCGTTAACATTCCATTTTGCAGCCGCAATATTTGTAGAAGCATTTATTCGAATAAAAGCATAATCCATAATTCCCAAATTTGTATAACCGCTAGGAACGGTTGGTGAGGTTGCAGAAGTGCTAAACAAAATATCATAAGCTAAGGTAGAATTATTTTGAATAACATAAGTTCGATAAAATGTGCTTGCAGTTCTTGCTCCCGAATCTAATCCATTTTGACCAGTTCCAGCAGTCCACGCACCGCTTGATTGAATTTTTTTAGTAATTGCGGGTACATAAATTTGTTGTCCCGATGAGGTAATAAATGTGCCAGCTCCAAAATTTATTGTGTCATTTGGTGATCCTACATTATTTGCAACACTGATTGGATTGTTGATATAAGCAACGCCTTGGTTGGTGGTGGTGGCTGGGTCTAAACTAGCAAAACTTGGTAATGAACTTGCTCCATTTGATTTTAAATATTGACCACTAGTTCCTGCACCAGCATTTTGCAAAGATCCATTTGCTGTTGTTCCCGCACATACTACACCATAAGCCGTTGTTAAAGTTGTTAAACCCGTTCCTCCTTGTGGAACAGTAACCGCAGTATTGTCAGTTAAAATTGTTGCATTAGCATTAGGTAAGGTGTAAGTTTTTTCTGTGCTTGCGGCACCAGTAAATTTTGTAAATCCATTTCCAGTTCCCCCAAAAGTTGAGGCAATAATTTGTGATAATGCTGCAGATCCATCAAAGTTATTACCATAAATTGATCTTGCAGTTTGCAAAGTAGTTGCTGTTCCCGCATTACCAGTTATATTTGTTTGGTCTCCAGTATTAGTTCCTGAAATTGTTGCAGCACTTGAAACAGTTAGATTGCCAGATAAATCAATAGTTCTATCTACATCATTAATTTTTAAGTTTAATGTGCGTGATGCACTAAAAGCTTCATTTGGTTTTATAGTAAGTGCATTTGAAGTCGCACCTTGAACCACTAAACCACTTTGATTTAATAAGATAGAAGTTATATCTGTGTTTGCTCCTGCTTCTGCTAAAGTATAGCTTTTATCTTGAAAAGTGTATACTCTATTTGCGGTATTAGTGTGCGTAGAATATGTGGTATAATAACCACCATCATTTTTGTATTTAATATTTCCGTTGCTATCAGCAAATAAAGCTGAAAATGCAGATGGAGGAGACGCATCAACAGATTGGTGTTTTAAATCAATATGTCCATTTCCAGCTGTTCCGTTTACTTGAAATGCAGAAGCGTCAACTTTACCGTTTACAATCAAATTATCTGTTGTTTTATCATATGTTAAACCAGCATCTCCACCTATACTTCCACTATCATTAAATTGAACTTGTGTATTTGTTCCAGCAGCACTTGCGGTTATTGACAAATTACCAGATCCTAAAATTGAAGTTGAATTTATTGTTTTGATATTTGTTCCAGAAACTAAAGTATCTTGTTTTGCATTAAGGGCATTTTGAAGATCTGTTTGATTTGATAATGTGCCACCAATAGAACCCCATGATGAAGAATTGCTATCAACATAAGATTTAGTTGCGGCTTGATTAGGCTCTGTTGGGCTACCACTTAATATTAACGCACCAGTCATTGTGTCGCCCGCTTTTTTTACTGCTCCTATGTCATCAGCTGTTGGCTCAACACCTGACAAACCTCTGTAAAGGCTTGATAATCCTTTCATAAATATATAAATGCTTAATCTTATTTACATTTACTCAAGAAACAATGGTCATTATTAATGTTTTAAATAAATATTCAACAATTATTTTAACTCTTGATACATATTTTCAAAAAATGTATGCCACTTACTGCTCAACTTTTCTTGGGAAGATGGAATACCAAAAGATGCACCAGTTGTTTTGTAACTTTTTTCAAAAAAATTATACCAAATTCTATCAATATTTTTGTTTTTATCAATTATTGGTTGTAAGGCGTTAGGTAAACCAATATTTTGCGCATAATTATTTTTTATTACTGTCTTAATTTGTTGAAAAAATGTATTCCATTCTGGCTTTATCATGCCGTTATCTTCAACTGGTTGGTTATTGTTTGGTATATTAATCATTTTCTGTTTCAATTTCTACAAAACAACCAGCAATTACAAATTTAGTTGGCTCAGTGTAATTTAGTTTTGCTATAAAAGAACGACCCTGCCCTATTTGTGTCCAAAATATCTCCGTCCAGTAAGAACCTTCCGTTCCAACTGGTTGCCATAATTCATTGCTAAATGTTTTACCGCCATCAATAGAAAACTTTCCCATAATTTGTGGATTTTGACCTTGTCCAGTTGCTATTCCAACGCCCGTTTCCATACAAACTATAAATCTTGACATTGTCATTCTTGCAAAATTTTTAAACAAGGTTGTTCCTATAACCTCTCTTTTAATTACGGCACCATTTTCAGTATGCAAATTATCTTTTAATTCATATATAACGCCCGTTTCAAAATCTCCTATTAAATTTTTATTGTTAAAATTTATATAACAATTTGCTTTCCATCTACCACTTTTTCCTGCATTGTTAATACTTTCCCTTTCATGCCATAATTCAGTTGATATATCGTATTCCCAAGTTTTATTTGCCGATGGAAAAGTAATACAATAAAATTTATGTCCTCCTAAAATATAAGTAAAAGCTATAGCATCATTTATTATTGCATATTCTGTAATTTCCTGCGATATTGGAAAAGTAGATATTTGTTTTAATTGA